TAAAGTATTTGAGATTGCTTTTGCTATAAACGGCGCATTAGCCCAAGGATTTAAAACATCGATGCAGCAAGCCAAAGGCACGTTGACGCAATACGGCTCTAAAATGACCGAGTTGAAAGCACAGCAAAGAGCTTTGGATTCTGCATTAAAGCAAGGCGTTATCTCTATGGACTCGTACCGCAACGCAACGGAGAAGGTTGGCAAAGCGCTTGACCAAACGGCAGCTAAAGACGCAAAACTCAGAAAAGCAATGCAAAATAAAATTGCTGCTGACGCTAATGCTAAAAGTGCTCGTAGTGATTTAGGTAGCACTATGGCTACTACTGCTGTAATGGCCGCTCCGCTCGTTGGGATGCTATCTAAAGCAGCAGACTTTGAAGCAGTGATGTCCAAGGTAAAAGCAATCACCGTATCTGATGATAAGGCAATGCAACAATTGACCGCCACGGCTCGAGAACTCGGCGAGAAAACAATGTTCTCTGCTACACAAGCAGGCGAAGCCATGACATATCTCGGTATGGCCGGTTGGAATTCTCAACAAATCATGGCCGGTATGCCGGGGCTTTTGAACTTAGCTGCAGCCAGCAATACGGATTTAGCGCGTACTGCTGATATCGTATCTGACGACCTTACCGCCTTTGGATTAAGCGCAGAACATGCTGGCCATATGGCGGACGTATTTGCTAAGACAACTACCAAGACAAATACAACCGTTGAAATGTTGGGTGAAACAATGAAGTACGCCGCACCGGTAGCACACGCCTTTGGTGCAAGCTTGGAAGAAACAGCTGCACTTACTGGTCTTATGGCCAATAGTGGTATCAAAGCATCTGCTGCAGGTACTGCCTTGCGTTCTGGCTTCTTACGTTTAGCAGGAACTTCCTCAAAATCGACCAAAGCGATAGAGGAAATGGGGCTTTCATTAAGCGAAGCCACAGCGCAACAAGAAGAAGCAAGAGCCGCATTAGACAGCCTGGGTGTTGCTATGAATGATACCAATGGGCCACGCAAGATGAGCGCCATCGTTCGCGACTTAGCGGATAAGACTAAAGATATGAGCAAGGAGCAAAAACTTGCTACCCTTGCGACTATCTTCGGTACCAACGCCGCATCGGCTTGGGTAGCTGTAATTGATCAAGGACCGGATGCGTTAGATAATTTAACGAAAGAACTTGAAAACAGTGACGGCGCAGCTGCTACTATGGCTGAAACAATGCAGAATAATGCACGGGGCGCTATGACAAGACTACAGTCCGCGACTGAGTCAGTGGCAATTTCTATAGGAAGTACGATGTTGCCCACCCTTGCAGAATTGGGCGATTCTTTAGCTAATGAGGCCGCGTATGTGTCAAAAGTAGCCGGCGAACATCCGGAGCTTACTGAAGGCATTATCAAAACAAGCGTAGCAGTAGCGGGCATGGTAATTGCTTATAAAGCAGCACGAGCTATATATTACAGCGTAATGGCAGCACAAGCTGCATATAAGCTGATGATGGAATCCGAACGCGTAGCAACTATGCGCAACGTAATCGCATCGGGCATCCATAGAGCAGGTATGATAGCAAGTAGTATTGCCATGTATGCAACCGCTGCGGCGCAATGGGCGTTGAATGCGGCGATGAGTGCCAATCCGATAGGGTTGGTTATCTTAGCTATTGCAGCATTAATTGGCGTGTTGGCATGGTTAGTTACTCATTTTGAAATTGTGTCCGACTTCTGCACATCGATGTGGGAATCCCCTACAGCTGCCATTATCGCGTTCATGACCGGTCCTATAGGATGGCTGATTTACGCAGCTATGGGCTTAATTGCCAATTGGGACCAAGTGAAAGCCTGGTTCACTCTATTATGGGAAGACCCTAAAGCAGCGCTCGGACAATTCTACGACTGGGTGATGAGTAAACTCGGAGGTCTGTTTGATTGGATTAGTGAAAAATGGGAATGGGTTAGATCCATTTTTAGCAAACCAATTCAAGCAAGAGTAGAAGGCACGGCAACAGCTAATGGGCAAACGGTGCAACGTAACGCAAAAGGCGGTATTTATGGGAAAGGCGCGTTCCTTACTACGTTTGCCGAAGAATCTGATGAAGCTGCCATTCCTATCAATGGTACACCTAGGGCCGAAGCCTTATGGCGTCAAACTGGTGCTATGATGGGGCTTTTCCCTGGTGAAGGCAACTCTGCAGTATCTGTATCAGCACCAATCAACATCACTATTAATGGTAATGCGGATGCAAGTGCTGTACAACAAATTAAAAGTGCTGTAGGCGGAGCGATGGATGACCTAGAAACAAGACTTGCTGAAATCCAAAATCGGAAAGGGCGTGTAAGCTATGCCTAGTAATTTGCGCTATGTTACTGTCAAACTGCAGTATGACCAAAAGGACATTACACAAGACCTGGTTCCTTATTTAAAGGATTTCAGCTTTAATGATGTCATGTCCGGAGAAGCCGATGATATATCAATTACATTACATGATATAGAAGAACTTTGGCTGTCTGATTGGTTCCCTGAAAAGGGGGCTAAGCTAACCGCATCAATTGTATTTCATAATTGGAACGAACTCGGAGACGAGATAGAAATGAAATGCGGCCAGTTTGAAATTGATGAAATTACTTGTAAAAACCCACCGCACGAGGTCACTATAGGGGCTGTTAGTGTTCCAGATGAATCCAAGTTAAGAGGGGAATTAAAGAGTAAGTCATGGGAGAAGACTACACTCAAATCTGTTGCGGAGGAACTAGCGAAAGGTGCAGGCCTTGAATTGTTTTACGATACACCGGAGACGATTAATTTAGATCGTGTCGAGCAATCGGACCAATCTGATTTAGAATTCTTGATGAAAGTCTGTAAAGATAATGGGCTGGCGTTAAAGGTTTCAGACAAGCAAGTGATTATTTTTGATGAAACAAAATTTGAAACAGAAAAAGTAGTCGCAACGCTGATTAAGGGTCCAATGCCTACAGACCTTACAGAAGAACAAATTAAGGAGCTTGGGGAAATCATCCCCTATCAGGGTAGCTACTCGTTAAAGACATCACTAAAGGATGTGTATTGGGGATGCCACGTAAAGCACAAGAGCACTAAGCAAAAGAGTACTATTGAATATACGTTCAAGGACCCAAACAAAACACAAGGCAAGATATTGCAAGTTAACCAGGGATGTGAGACACAGGCGGAAGCGGAACGTTTGGCCAAGAAAAAGCTACGCGAAAAGAACAAGAATGAAATTACTGGTTCTGTTGCTATGCTTGGCCATATCGTGTTGGCCGCATCAGCCACAATCAATTTAAAAGGGTTCGGTAAATTCGATGGCAAGTATATCATTAGTAAATGCTCCCATAAGGTAGGGGGCGGATATACACAAAGCCTAGATATAAGGAGGTGCTTAGATGGATATTAGTGTGGCGTTAAAAAATTTAATTCGTGACGGAATCGTATCTAGTACTGACCCCTCTACCATGACAGCAAGGGTAACATTTCCGGACCGCGATGATTTAGTCTCGTATCCACTCGAAGTACTTTCACACGGATCTCAAAATAATAAACATTACTGGATGCCAGGTGTTGGCGAACAGGTATTATGTTTATTCTTACCGCAAGATAATAATTTGTCCCAGGGCTACATCTTAGGCACTACGTATAATGCCAAGGATAAGCCCTCTTTTAATGGGCAGAATATCCACGGCATTAAATTTGCGGACGGCTCGACCGTTTCCTATGATGCGGACGGTGGAGGGCTCGTTATTAATTGCACCGGTAACCTAACCATCAACGCCCCTTTTGGGGATGTAGTGGTTAACGGAATTAGTTTAGTGTCACATACGCACGGCGGCGTCGTTCCAGGTGGTGGAAGCACAGGAACGCCGAATAGATAAGAGGTGAGTAACATATCATTATTTAGTAAATTAGGCAGTACTGCTGCCAACTATAAGAAGAACCTTAATTCACAAGGTTTAAAGAATTTACAAAATACGCAATTAGGCGATGTGGCTTACTCTCGCCTATCTAATTTAGCGGATAAGTTTGGCCTGGGCGGATTCTTACCGCAACGCCAATTAGGAAGCTTTGGAAAAATTGTGTTTGTGGCATCTTCTCATACGGTGCGTACGTTTGATGCATTGGCACGGAATATCAACGCTCGAACAGCGTCCCATGAAATCATAGGGCAAAAACCAATACTTGAATTCTTGGGACCTGATGCGGATGATATTTCTTTTACGATGAACTTTAATAAACTATTGGGCGTTGACCCTTTAAAAGAAATTGAAGAAGTGGCCAAGATGTGCCGAGAAGGACAAGCCGAACAGTTGATTATTAATGGCAAGCCATTTAGTGAACACAAATTACTGATTACCAGTATAAGTGCAGCGATGAATACGATTGATAATCGAGGCAACGTGCTGTCTGCATCCATCAATGTGACGCTGAAGGAGGCGCCTGATATTCCTAAAGTTGTAATCACACCTAAACAAGGAGGCGATACAAATGCAAATTGATGTAAGCGCTCGTCTTGACGGTATTGATTTTGCCCCCAAGGATATTCTTACTGAAATCATTCAAAATGTGCGAACTATTATTTCTACAACGCAATTTTCCGTACCACTTGATAGGCGGTTCGGTATAGATGGTACTGTCATTGACCTGCCTCTGCCGGTAGCAATGGCCAGAATATCTGCAGAGGTGATTCGGGCCATTACTGAATATGAGCCACGCTGCAGAGTTGTGTCCGTAGACTTCGAGCGCACTGCCACAACCGACGCGGAAGAAGGGCACTTGTTGCCTAAGGTATCGATTGCTATAAAAGATGAATGGCTAGAAAGTGTAGGTGGCTATGAATCAATATAGAACCATCCAAGGCGATATGTGGGACGGTATCGCATTTAAAGTGTATGGCAATGAAGCTTATATGAACGTGCTGCTAGAAGCCAATCAAGAGTACGCTCAATATGTGATATTGCCCGCTAACCTTATTTTGAAATGCCCTGATGTAGATATAAGGGCGACTATTAATTTACCACCGTGGAGGCGATAATAATGAATTTACCTGAAATCAACTTTGTAACGGCGGATAAAGAAGCCGTTGAAAAGGAAATATTCGCCCTCTACACCTCTGTTACTGGGCGAAAGTTAGCACCGGCGGACCCTATTCGCTTATTTCTATTAACGATTACTAATATTGTGATTTTATTGTTAAACCGCATCAACGATACGGGCAAGCAGAATCTTCTGGCTTATGCTAGGGGAAATAACTTAGACCATATCGGCATTGCGTTAGGTGTGGAACGCTTACAAGCTACGGGCGCAGTCACTACTATGAAGTTAACCGCATCAATGGCAAGACACGAAGGCATAGCCATTCCAAAAGGTACACGCTTTACTTCAGGTGATAACGTGTTTTTTGCAACTACAGAGCCTTACTATCTATCTGCTACACAAACCATGATACAAGTAAAAGCGGTATGCATAGAAGCCTCTGCCAAAGGGAACGGCTACCCAGTAGGGTCGATTACCACGCTTGTGGATCCGATTCCCTATATTGCAAGTGTAACCAATATTACAATCTCAAAAAGGTGGCGCCGATACGGAGACAGACGATGCGTTCCGAGAACGTATCAGGGAAGCTCCTGAAAGCTTCTCTTGTGCAGGGGCCGAAGGGGCCTATGAGTTTTTTACAAAAAAAGCATCAGCCCTTATTAGCTCCGTGAAAGTGGTATCGCCTAAACCGGGGGATGTAGTTGTATATCCGGGTCTTATATCTGGTGAAATTGCAGGGGAAGAAATTATTAAATTAGTGGAAGCTACGCTCACCGATAAGAAGGTGCGGCCACTTACCGATAATGTGTCTGTAAAAGCGCCAATTGCTAAGAATTATAGTATCGATATTCAGTACTACATCGATTCGGATAATTCGTATTACGCTGACACGATTAAAAGCCGTGTTGATGTAGCCGTTACTGATTATATTAAATGGCAATCCGGGAAAGTGGGGCGTGATATCATTCCATCTGAATTGATTCGTCGTGTAATGGAGGCGGGGGCTAAACGTGTTAGCGTAACATCCCCTGTATTTACTGTTGTGAAAGACGGCAAGAAGGAAGATAGCTACCAAGTGGAATTGGCGCAGTGTACTGGTAAGACTATCACATATGGGGGTGTAGAGCATGAATGATCTCTACAAATTCAAATTAAAGGATACGCTACCGAGCTCGATTGCTAATGATGCTAATGTTCAAGCCTTAGCTGAAGTGGTTACGTTGCGACTTATGGCGTTGATGCCGTTCGTGGATAGACTAACTATCTTGTCGCATCTTAATGAGTTAAGCACGCCGATACTTGATGAGTTAGCCTGGCATTTACACGTTGACTTCTACGATGAAGCTGTAGCGAGAGAACAAAAGATTAAATTAATTTTGAGTTCTATCGCTTGGCATCGAAGAAAGGGCACAGTTGGATTAGTTGAGGAAGCTATCGGCGAACTGTATTCAGACTGCGAAGTTGTTGAGAACTGGGGCTACGAGGACGGGAAGCCTTACCATTTCAAACTCCAGATATCCGGATATATGATGACACCGAATATACGAGAGCGCGTGCTCCGTATATTAGAATTCGTCAAGAATAAAAGGTCCTGGCTAGATGGTATCGAATA